TGTCGGTCGCCGCGATGCCGGTGCGGATCGCGGTAACGCCGTTGCCGCTGGGGATGCCGGGGTTCGTGACAGCCATGATTCGGTGCTACTCCGCGGCTTGTGGAAGGTCGTCGACGGCGATGACCTGGTTGATCCGGTTCAGCTCAACCTGGAGGGCCCGCGCCTCTTCGAGTCGGGCGAGGATGACCACGCGGCGAGCGCGGAGCCCTGTCACCATGTCATCCCAGGCGAGGGGGGTCCCGGCCGCGGGGGGCGGGGCGGCGGGCGCCGCAGCGCCCACGGGCGGGACCAGCGTCAACACCGGCGGCGCGGGGCGCTCGGGCGGGAGCCCGGCGTTGCAGCCTTCGTTGCCGCACCGGCGCACCGGGCCGCGCCCGGGGTCAAGCTCGACGTAGGCCCGGGTAGGCTTGTCGCAAGCAGGGCAATGGATGGATGCGGGTGTGGCCATGGTGCGTGACGCGCGCGCTCATTTAGGTAGCTGCGCCGTTTGGCCCTCGCGTGTCCTCAGTGGTCTTCGTGGGCCCTCGCCGTCACTCACCCGTCCCCATGTAGTAGTCGGGCGCCTCCGCTGCGTCCTCGCCCCTGCCAAGGGGCAGCGCGACCATGGTAAGGCCCGTTGAGCACCGGCAGTTGCGGTGGACCTCGCCGGGCACGGCACCGCCGGGGAAGGGCACACCGAAGGGGCGTACCGTCCCGTTGAGATCGAAGCATCGCGCGCACAGTCGGGTGTCCCGCGTGGCGTCCCAGAAGCGCATGGGGAGGGGCAGCCACAGTCGGCCCGCGTCGCGCGCATAGGCCGCGCCAAGCTCCTCCCGCTCCGCGTTGTAGGTCGCGGCCACGTCCGACGCGGCGATGGCGTCCAGCCTGTGCCCCGCGGCCTCGGTCGCCGCGGTCATCTCCGCGAGTACGTCCGCCTGCTCCGCGTCGGGGCGGCCCACGTTGGCCAGCGCCTCACTCAGCCACCCCGCGGCGAATGCCTTGCCGGCCCGCATCGCCTCGGCCTGGTCTGCCTCGACCGTCGCCTCGTCGGGGGGCGGAGTCTCCCATGCGGCCCAACCCCCCGCGGCGCTCAGTTCGTCGAGGAAGGTGGAGCGGCCCTCGCGCCTCGCTGCCTCGCGCCCACGGGCGACGACCATCCCCACGCCTGCCTCCACGGCGCCCCCCGCGGCCACTACACGCGCCACGCGAGAGCCCGGGGCCCGTGCCGCCTGCCCCACGGCGCGGCGCACTACGGCGCCCAGTGTGACCCGCGCTGCCCGTTCTACTGCGGCCATCCGGTCGAGAGACCGGGCATGCGCGAGGACGAGAGCAGGGGAGCGGGCGGGGTGCGGTTGCATTGGGGGTGAGGCTATCCTAGCTTTCGAGCCGTGACGGCGCTGTCAGAGATCCCGCGGGCCCGGCTCACCCAGATGATCCGCGCCGTGCGGACCCATGCCGCCCGTGCTGTGCTCCGGTGCGACTGGGGACGGGCCGAGCGGCTTTACCTCGACGCCGTGGTGCTTGAGCGGCACTACCTCACCCTGTTGACCGCGCCGGGGGAGGCGCGGGAGCCCTGCGCGGTGAGGCTATGGCACGTCGAGGCCATGGCGACCGAGATGGGGCAGCGGCGCCGCGGCGAGCCGGTCACGCTGCCCCCTATCAGCCCATGGTCGGTCGAGGGGAGGGAGCGGGGCGGGGTGGACCGGAAGGCCGCGATGGCGCGGGCGCGGGAGCGGGGCTCGCGATTAGGGCGGCCGAGGAAGGTGCGGGCCGCTTCGACGACGGAGGGCCCTCCTCCTCTGCCGCCTTCGGAGCCGCAGGGCGAGCCCTCGGCTTGACGGGCGGCGCCGCGCCGCCGAGTAGTGCCGCGGCCTCGTGCTCTTCCTCCCGCTTGGCGGCGTCGGCGGCGTCGAGGTCTTCCGCGTATTGCGCCGGGTTGTCGATCCCGTAGAAGGGCGCGATCTTCTTGACCGCTGTCCCGCGGGTGATGAGGCCCGCCGTGAGATCGGCGCGCACGTTCTCCCCGACGGCCTTCTGGTCTGCGGCCGTGTCCGAGAAGAACGCCGGCCATTCGAGCCGCATGTCGGGCCCCATCCACACTTGGCGCGTACCCCCGCCCGCGCCAGCCACGCGCTGCGCCCGCTCGAACTTCGCCAGGATGGGGAGGAGCTTGTCGACCCCGGGCAGGTAGAGCCCGCCCCCGGCGCCGAGACGGTGGACGATGCGGAGGAGCATGGAGACCAGGGGGAGGAGGAGCCCATGCCCCACGTCGGCGCGCACCTCCACGTCGTAGTTGATCTGCTTTTTGTGCAGCCACTCCAGGGCCTTGCCGGAGAGTGTGCCGGCCCCGCCAAGCATCTCTTTTGGGTCCGTGGGCACCCAACAGAAGGCCTCCGCAAGCTGGTGTTCGAGCGCTTCCGCGTTCTTCGTCGAGCCGTCCAACGCGCCCGACGGCTGCGCGAGGTAGGAGACCTGCGCACCCGTTGGGTACTGGTAGGCCTGCCCCGGAGCGCGGCGCCGCACCTGTCCGCTGGCGCCCGCGGGTGCCGGCGCGCGCCACTGCTTGTTTTCCTCGGGGTCACCGGGCATCCAGATCGAGGCCCTGACGCCCGTAGCCGTCGGGTTGAACCCCGGCTCGACGCCGATCTCCAAGAGGAGCGGGTCGGTCGTCATCAGGGTTGCGCGGTGGCGCTGCGAGAGGGCGAAGTCGAGACCGACGATCTCGGGCAGGTGGTTCTGGTGGATCGCCTGCCCGTCGATCTCGGCCACGCTCCCTTCCTGCTTCAGAAATGGATACCAGACCACGGGGCAGAACCCGAGGCCGTGCTCGTACGTCTTGAGCGGGTCGGGCACCCACGCATCCGGCTCGGCACCGCCCGCGCTCGCCTTCGCAGGCTGGAACGTGGTGTCCGATGTGGAGTCGATCACGCGGCGGTAGAGCAGGGCCCGCACGGACGGGCGGCGCGTGAGCGGGTCGGTGAACTCTTCGAGGTAGGGATAGCGGATCTCCAGCTTCGTGACGGTCGCAGGGGCGGCCTTGTCGAACGTGGGCACGCACCACTTCGCCCACGTCGTCTCAATCGCCAGGCGGCCATCCCGCACGCAAGCGATGGCCACCGCCGTGCGGGAGACCATCGCGGCGTGCAAGAGACGGCGCGCGACCACGGGAAGGCGCGTCTGCCGCGCGATGACACTGATCCCGTGGTCGAGGGTCTTGCTCGCCTTCTCGTCGAGCCCACCCTCCTCGTCAAACTCGCTGTCGTCCTCGTCCGCGCCCGTGGTGAACGTGGGGAACTGGCCCTCGCCGAGCACCATCGAGACGTGCGACCTGACCGCGTTCCCCACGACCTTCGAGCGGATGCAGGGGGCGCGCTCGAACAGGGGGCGGGTGTCGTCGAAGAAGTCGGGGCGGCCCTCGTACTGCGTGCAATCGGCGTAGCGGGCGAGGCCGTCGAGGAGCCGGAAGCGCGGCGAGATGTTGTCCGCGAGGAGCCGATCGGCCTCGCGCTTGGCGGCTTCGGAGACGATGGGGGGGGGCATGGTCGGGGTGTCCTGGTGAGGGGGGTCGGAAGGGCTACCAGCCCACGCCCTGTTCGCTACGGTGCCGCTCGGGCTTCGTCAACAACTCCCACCCGATCGCGGGGGCTAGCACGAGGTCATCATGCGCGCCCTTCGCCGCCTCGGGCTTGCCCTCTTTCGAGACGATGAAGGTGAGAAGCTGCCCCACCATCGCCTTGTCCAGCGTTTTGAAGGTCCCCTTGCGGATGTCGCCCTCCAGTTGGGAGAGGGCCACGCTGCGGGACGTGGCGTGGTTGATCCAGCCCGGTTGGCCGTCGCGGTCGCGGAAGATCGAGGGGTAGCGCTGCTCCGCGGCCAACGCGCGCAGCACGGCGTGCCCATGGTTGTTCCTCTCCACCGCCACCTGCGCGCGGTTGAAGCGCCCCCCGAGGGTTGCGAGTGCCGCGGCGAAATCCCCGGGCCTGAACATGCCCCAGAGCGTCGCCATGTGCCGGCCAGTGCCGCGCTCGAAGACCACGGCGGCCGAAGCGTCGTGCTTGCTCTTCTCCGCGGTCCCCGCGATCTCCGCCTCGGGGCTCCAGTTCTCGGGCAGGCCTTCCGACGTGTCGGCGCTGACGATGTAGCCCTGGTTTGGCTGCGGATGCGCCCAGATCCTGAGCAGCCCTTCGCCCGTGGCGCCCATTTTCTCGGTGGCGATGGGGGCGACACAGCCCGCGAGCAGCGCCTTCAGGCGGTCCCGGTCGAAGTACTTCCGGCCGGCGACAAGGAAGCACGTCTCGGGGTCGCTCGGGTACTCCTGATCAACCAGGTCCTGCCCCTTCTCGGCGACCTTGCGCCTGTACCACTTGAGCTGGCCCAGCGTCACCCCGTCGGCGAGCAGACGGCGCTCCCGGTCGGACGTGGGGACGATGACCTCACCTGGTGCGATGGGCGTCGTATAGGCGCGCTCGGTGTACCAGGGGAAGAAGTGGAATTTGTAGCCGTTGCGGCCGGTACGCGCGGCTTCGCAGTCCTCGAAGAACTTGCCGCTGGCGCCGTTGGGCGTCGACTCGTGGACGATCTCCGTCCCAAGCTCAGGCGCGGGCACGCACTCGACCATCGCGTTCAGGGTGTCCGAGGCGTACTCCCAGAAGGCCGTTTCGGTCGTGTGCAGACGGGTGATGGTGCCGGCGCGCCCCTTCTTCGCGGCGCTGGCGAGGCTCGCGCCTGCTTCGACGATGCGGAGCACGGCATCCCGCCCGGGGATCTCCCACACGCCCGCGTTCGCGCGGGAGAAGGGGATGGAAAGGCCGAGATCGGCGAGACCCTCGAACATGACGTTGTAGTTGCGTTGCAGGACGCGCAGCGGCGAGTCGATGTCCTGGATCGACTGGCACATAGTGGTCACGCGGGGCGACGGGTGCGTGAGGAAGTGCCAGATATCCCGGGCCTGCTCCTCCGTCGTGGCGCCCATCTGCCGGCCCTTGAGGAGCTGGTCCCGGGCGGAGCGCTCCCGGCAGTACGCGCGCTGCATGTCGTTCAGGCGGAGCGGGATGCGCCCGCCCGCCTTGGGGACGATGCGGATCAGACCGCAGAAGCGCGTGTATTCAGCGAAGCTCCAGCGGATGAGCGCCTCGCGTTCAGCGCGCAGGGAGCGGGCCTTGGGTGGCGCGGGATCGTCGGCCATCTCCTTCAGGTTGCCGAGGGCATCGAGGCCGATCATGGCTTGGCCCCCTCGTCCGCGGGGGGGGGAGGGGGAGCGACGGGCGCGGCCTCGTTCGATGCCGCCGCGGCGCGCGCCTCGTCCACCAGGCTCAGCTCCAGGGCCATGGTCTCGGCAGCCATGTCGACGCCGTGGGTGTAGTCAGCGGCCGGGCCCACCTTCCACAGCTTCTCTTTGATCCCTACGATCGCGAGGGCGCTCTTCACGGCGTCCCCTGCCTCGCCGCCGCTGACGGCCGAGGCGAAGATCGTCTGAAGGCCCCCGAGGAGGGTGGCGCCGAGGATGTCGTCGTCGGCCATTCGCATGCGGATGAAACGCGCGGCCTCGGCGGCCATCTCCTCGACGTTGTGCTGCCCGATGCCCCACTGCTTCGCGAGCGTCGAGGGGGTGACGTGCGTCACGTATTGGCCCGTGGCGATGATGTCGAGGAGGAGCCGGATGCGCTTGTCCTTCTCGGCCTTGCCCTCTTGGCGCCTGCCCTTCCACCCCATCTTGGCGGTTTCGGGGTTCTTCGGGCGCCCTCCCCTGGCAGGCTTCGGGGGGCGGTTGGGATTGGGATGACGGGGCATGGGCTAGGGGGTGGACAGCATGGCAACGGCGCGCTTGGTGGAGACCCTCTCCACCGGGACGGGCTTCACCTTATGCCACGTCTCTTGGATCGCCCTGGTCTCGCGACCATTGTTCGTTTTCGGGGCGGATGCCCAGGCGTCGAGAGCTTTCTTGAAGTCTGGATGATTGAGCGAGGCGATAACGGATTTGCCCTCTGCGTTGCTTTTGATCGCGCCCGCAAGCGAGCCTATGTTTAGTCCAGTAGGAGTATGGGTCACGACCAGCTCCTTCATCTTTCCGCTCCCTCCGCTGCGCTGACTCCCGTCACCATTGAGCGCATAGTGTAGCGCATAGTCGCCCTGGCGATGGATCACAGGGACCTCCATGTTACCATTGCGCGTGGTGATCTTGATCGTGCTACCCGTTGCAGGGTTGAGCGCGGGTCCACCGCGGAGAGCTTGCTCGGCCGCTTGAGCTGCGGTCTTGCCCGCTGCGACCTTGGCCCGATCTGCGCGGCGCTCTTCCTTGGCGACCTTGGCTGCCGCCGAGTCTGCTGCGGCCTTCTGCTTCACCGCATGCGCCTCGGCTTCCAGCTTCGTCGCGTGCTCCTCGCGCCACTTGGCGTGCTCCTCAACGCGCGCCTTCTCGCGGGCATGCATCGGGTGATCCGGGGCGTGCTGCTCCGGTGCGGAGCGCATAGCAGCCGCAGCTTCACGGTGTGCGGCAGCCGCGGCAAGCTTGGTCCCCGTCGTAGGGTTCATCCCGGCCTCATGCTGCGCGCGGTCGGCCTTGGAGATCGCGGCCCACTTCTGAGCCTCGCCGATCTTCCACGCGGCGTGACGCGCCTCGGCCATGGGCGCGTGCTGCGCGGCAAGCTCCCGCGCCACGTTTGCCCGGATCTCCGGCGCCATATGCGAGAACTTGTCCGGGTTGGCCCAGTGATCGCGCATCACGGACTGGCCAGAGTAGGGGCCCATCTTCGTCTTCGGCGCGGCCTTGATGTCCGCGGAGACCTTCGCCGCATGGGCGCGCCATTCCGCGTCGGCCTTGTGAAGGGCGGCGTTCACGTCGCCGCCCTTCGCCGCTTCGCGGTAGACGCGAGCCGCGAGCGCGTGAGCGGGCATCTCGGATCGGTCTGCCGCGCTGGACACGTCGCCACGGGTCGCGCGCTGGTGGTGGAAGTCGGCGAGGGTTTCGATCTTGTGCGCCTGGAGGGGCGTCGGGCCCTTGGTGGCGGGGGCCCCGGGCTTGGCGATCCCCTGCCCCATCACGCGCGCTTCGGCGGCGTCGAGCTTCGCTTGATGCTCGGCACGGTGGGCGGCACGAGCGTCGGGCGACGGCACGGCCTTGACCCCGCTTGCAGCCGCCCCGACCCTCTCCCGCTCCCCCCGCCTCGCCGCCATGAACGCCGTCCGCGCCGCTCTCGCGCTCTGAGCCCGAGCCGCCAAGTCCTCCGCCCGCTTGCCCGTGCGCGGTCCAGCATCCGCCGCTGCCCCCGCTGCCCTCACCTCCCGCATCGAAGGCATCCCCGGCCCCAGCGGGCGAGCCGCGAGCCGCTCCACCGAGCCCACCTTGGCGCTTGCCGTCCCGTCTTTGCGCGTCCGCGCTCCCGCTCCAGCCATGATCGTCGCCCTTCCGTCCTAGACCTGAGCCTGCGCCCCGTCGGGGCCATCGTCGCCACCCACCATGGCCGCGAGCGCGAACATGTTCACCTGCCCCGCCCCGTCGCCGGGCTCGGGCTCGACCGCCACCGGGCGCCGCCCCGAGGGGGGTGCGTTGTCCCCGCCCTCCCGCTCGAACTCGTCGGTGAAGTACCCACGGAACCCGCCCTCCACGTCGGTGAACACCATGTAGGGCATCCGCGTACCGTCGGGCCGCGCTTCCTCGACGCCCTGCCATTCCAGGCGGTTCCCGACCTGGCGCTGCCGGCCCGCGAAGGCGAACGCTTGCATGCGGGCAGGGCACGCCGCGAAGCGGCCCTCACTCCACACGGCACGGAGAACCTCCTCGTAGGTCATCTTGGCGGGGTAGCGGTTGTCCGTCAGGATGTCGTGGTTTTTCGCGCCGATGTAGTGGGGGATGTTGAGCCGCTCGCCGGGGAATGGCAGGTCGGGAAGCATGAGGTCGCGGAAGGCATCGTAGCTCAGCACGTCCCCGTCCTGCGCCTCGGCCCACACGAGGTTTACGTAGTCCTGCATCACGGGGAAGAGGCGCGGGTAGAGCGCCTGTGCGGGAAGCCAGAACTCCGAGGGATCGGACTGGCCCACGCTGAACACGGGGAGGCCGAGGGCCTCCGCCTCGTGCCGCGCCTGGCACCAGAAGTCATGGTCGCGCGGGTCCTCGTTCCGGCCGCTGACGCGCTCGATCATGGGCAGGGCAGCACGGCCGCGTGGGTCGATCCGGTCCACCTGGCGCTTGGAGAGGTGCATGGTCTCCGTCCACACGCCGACGGCGCCCGCGTCCTGGGCGCGCCGCAAGAGGGCGCCGGGCCCCTCGGGCAACCAGTCAGGCACCACGGGGTTGAGCCCGAGCACCACGACGTGGCCCTGTTCGGTGAGCGTGCGAATGAGGTCGAAGCGGCTCTCGATCGAAGGGGCACCGGGCTCGACGCGGCGGCGCACCTCGTCATCGGTCGAGCAGATCGAGACGTACCAGTAGGAGGGCGGTAGCGTCTGGAGCACGTCGTCGATCCCGTCGCCGCCCCGGGTCTGGAAGGCGAGGGGGATCTCCATCTCGATCATGGTCTGAAGGATGGGCACGGCCTGCTTGTAGTTCGAGCGCGCGAAGGCGTCGGTGCGGTTCGAGCACAGGACCGGGTAGCCGGCCGCCATGAGGCGGGAGCCCACGCTGGTGCGGTCGCGGTACTCCGCGAGCATCCGCGTCACGGCGCGCGGATCGAAGGTGCGGTCGGGGGTGTTGAGGTTCGCGAAGCAGTAGGCGCAGGCGTGGCTGCACCAGTTGAAGCTCAGTTCCAGGGGGAAGGGGGAGACGGTGAACTCGCCCCAGAAGGGTTCGATCATGACGTGCTTTCTGAGGTGGGCTTGGGTCTCGGCTTCGATGCGGTAGGCGAAGAGGTCGTGGATAGTGCAGGGGCGGGCGGTGTCGTTCATGGCTCAGGTCACCGATCCGAAGTAGCGGCGCTCTTCCGCGTCGACGATGGCCTTTAGCGCTTCGCGCTTGCTCCTGACGGGGGCGGACTTGGCCTTCTGCTCGCGCTCCCATGCGGTCGGCTTGCGCTTGTGGTTGGGGTTGGGCATGTCTTGGGAGGGCTTGGTCTGGGATTCCTTGACGATCTTCGTCATTGCGGCGCCGAGCTTCTCTTTCAGCGCCGCGTCGGTCTCTGCTCGCTTCGCCTGACCCATCATGCGCTGGACGATGGACCGCGCCCTCCGGTCACCCTGCGTCGCAGCGTCGAGGTGCTTGGCGATGGCGGGGGAGGCGAGACGCTGCGCGGCGGCAACGGCGCCCTCGCGTGTCTCGCTCCGGCCCACTGCAAGCCCCGAGCGAGCATGCGTCACGGTGAACCCGGGCGCCTCAAGCGTGGGGTGAACGACCACCGGGCCGTGCGTCTCCAGGGTCTTGACGGTCTGCTCGCCCGTGCGGGTGCGGACGATGACGTGACCCGTCCGCGCGGCTTCTGCCTGGCGGGCGACGTGGTTGTGTTGTAGCTGCGCCTTGTCGGCGACGGCCTTGGCCTCGGCCACCTTGGCCGCAGCGGCAGAGCGCTCCCGCCCACGCTCGCCGCGGATGCCGGCGATCTTCTGCTTGATGCGGTTGCGC